GTCTTTCAGTGCCTCTTGGAACTGAAGTGCCGCATTGAATCCTTGCTGGCCAAACTCACCTGCCTTGCCAATAGCCGTGTCGAGAGCCTTGTTTCCGTTCTCAATGGAACGCTGAAGGTCTTCAAGTGCCTTGGTGTCGGCTTCGACTTCCGCACGGAACTCTTTCGCCCCGGAAGATGCGTTCTGGGCACTCCCGAAGAACGAGTCGAAAACTCCATTGACGTAGGCCAGGCCGTCTCCGAGCAAGCTAAATCCTCTACCAATCGTGTCGAGCACAGGAGTGAGCACTACGCCGATCGCTTGAGCCACCCTGCTCACGGTGGCAATCAAATCGGCAAACAGATTCGATACGCCTTCCGCGATACCGGCAAACGGCAGCAGGATGTTTTGGCCAAGACCAAGGACCGACGTTTTCACGTTGTCAAATGCTTGGCCGAGCGAACTGATGCGGTCACGGTCAACGCTGCTAATCGTCGCCGCAAATCTCTTGAGTGCCGCGTCGCTTTCGGCAATCGCATTGAATCCTGGGAGTAGCGTCAGCCCGGCCTTGCCAAGCGTCTCTGTCGCCAACGCCGCCCGCCGGGCAGGGTCTTCAATCTCCTGAAGCGCCCTGGCAGTCTCTTGAGCCAGAGTCGCAGGATCTAGCGTAGCCAACTGCTCCTGCGAGATCCCGAGCTCTCGGAATGCGTCGGCGGCCTTGCCGGTTCCACTGCGAGCCTCGTCAATGTTTACGGCCAGCTTCTGAATGCCAGTAGCAAGAGCGTCAATGGAAACCCCGCTCCTGCGTGCCGCTTCGTCAAGAATCTGAATCGTTTCAAAGTCTGTGCCGAGACGCAGTGCGGTATTGCCCAGCTGCTCAACGCGGCCCTCGAGGTCCACGAGCCCGCGAGTGATTGCCGTTGCCGCAACGCCAAACGCAGCGAACGCGCCGATGCCGATGTTTAGCGGAGATGCCAAGGAAAACAACTGAGAGCCAAGGCTGGAAATCCCTGTTTTCAATCCACCGGAGAAGACCCTACTAAGCCCTTCTGATGCGCTGGCGATTCCAGAGAAGCGGCCAGCAATGTTGCCAAGCGGGCCAGGGAGAGCAGCAAGGATGCCGCTGAGTTCGTTGAACTTCAGCCCACTTTCAGCAGCCTTTTTGACGGATTTCCCAAAGCCATCGGCAGCGGCCGTTGCCTTGTTAAAAATCGCATTCTGCCTTTCAAGCTCAACGTCAAACTGCTTTTTTGTCAGAAGCCCTTTTCGTTCTAGGTGAATGGCTTCATCAATTGCATCGTTGAATATCTGCTGCGCTGTACGTCCAGCCGCGATGATTGCCGCCGCCTTTGCCGTTTCCTGCGCCCGCAGCCTCTGTGCTGCAGCTAAATCTTCCGCTAACCGCTTCTCGACGGCTGCGATTTGTTCAAGTGCAGCCTTTTCTTTGGCAGCGTCTGCTTCTTGTTCCGCAGTAAGCTGACGCCTTAACTCAAGGCCATCGCGTTCAAGCTGCGCCGCAAGGCCGCTAAACTCAAAACGAGCACGAGCGGCGGCCTCTTCAGAGATGCCGTTGGCAGTAATGATCTGGTTAAGCTCTTCAAGCTTCTTGGCTCGGCGTTCCTCGTCAGTAAGGAACTGCTCAGTAATCTGTCGGCCGCGTTCTAGCAGTCGCAGTCTTTCTTCCTCAGCCTTTGCAGCAGCTGCATTCGCTCCGCTCGATTCAGCAACGGCCCGTGCGTACTGCTCCTCGTCAAGGGCACCCAACGCAACAAGCTCGCTGAGCCTAGCGAGCGTCTCTGCGCGAATCTCTTCCTCTGTTCTGTTTTGCTCAATTACCTTTGCGGCTTCAGAGAATGCGTCAGCGGTGTTTCGCACTTCCTGCTGCAGGGCCGCGTACTGATCGGCGTACGCCTGGGCGTTTAGTCCACCTTTCAGCTGCTCAGCCAATGCCGCAAACTTGTCATTCAGAGTCGCCTGCGCAGCTGATGCCGCCTCACTATTCTTGGCGAACTCGTCAAAAACGCTGGTGGCCCTGCTCGCCTGCTTGGCCAGATTCTCAAGCGCCCGCTCAGCCGGCGTCAGGTTCTTCACCACGCCAGAGGCGTCGGCGTTTACCTTGAGCGCGAGTGAGAGGATGGTGGCCATGGCTTACTCAGGGAACGCCAGGAGCTTTTGCAACTCCCGCTTCATCTCGTCTGCGTGCTGGGGTGGTTTCTCAATTGGGTTGAAATCGTCCGCTTTTGGTGCCTTGCCTTGCTGGGAGTACGGTGCAAGCACGGCACTCGTCAGCAGGCCCGTCTGCCGCCATGGATCAGGAAGAGCGTGGAAGTGGCGAGTGAACGCAATCCACTCCGTGAGCTCCTGCGAATCCATGCGGCGAGACAGTTCCCTCACCGTCATTCCCAAGTGACCCGCCAGACGAAACAGGAAACGCCTCGTCGGGCGGACGCTCAGTTTTTTGCGAGTTCCTCCACGTCGGTCTCGGTCATGTTGTTATGTTTCATCGCCTTCTCGAAAAGCTTTGAAACGATGGACGCCGACTTCTTCGCCAGCTGCTCGATGCCAGCCTCGTCGAAGAGACGCTCGCCACTCTCGGGATGGCACAGGCACCTGGCTAAATACTTCGTTCGGAAGTTGTCGATGCCACGCTCTTTGTTGCCAATCCATTCCTTCTCGTACGAGTCACGCTCTTCTACTGTCATCACGCGAACGCCAAGCACGAGCGGCTTGCCGTCGTCGCCTTTCCATTCACGCACCGTCACCTTAAGGATCGGCAGATCGTCAGCCGCGAGAATCTGGGCAGCAAGTTCTGAAACGCTCAGCATGGTTTCTCCTAGCCTTGAACTCGTAGCGTGACTGCGTAGCGCGTCACGTCATTGACCACGCCAGCCATGGTGAACTTCTCAAGCACTGCCTTGCCCGAGTAAGCAAGCCCGCCACCAGTGATAGTGACTTGGGCACGCTTGCCGTAGTTGGCCGTGGAGATGTTCGCCGTGGTTAGGCACTTCATCTCTATAGTGCCAATGTCAAGCGTCCACGTACTGGCGCGAGCCAATGGAAGAGCGCCGCCGTGTGTTACGGTCAGTTCCGTAACCTCACCGAAGTTCACACTGTTCCACGTAGCCGTGACGCCCGCTGAGTAGTCAGCCATGACGGGCCTCCGTCACGGACTAGCTACGGGCAATACGGATGGTGGCCTGGCCTCGGATCGCGTCCTGCGTCGCCAGCGTGAGCGTGGACGAGTTGACGGTGCCAGCACGGCTCAGAAGCGACGTACCGCCAACCGTGATGGCCAGGGTGCCAGTTTCCTTGTCAGCAATGATCGTCTTGCCGATGTAGTCAAACTGAACGGTCTGCCCGGTGTCGCCAGAGGCAGCGCCGGCCAGCGGCAGGTCAAGCGTCTTGGCAGTCTCGCCAGCCGTCTGGCCAAGGTGCGAAACGGCAATCTTGTCCTCGGTGGCAGTCGGGTCCGTCATGCTGACCACGATGTTGGTGACCGTGTACGTGGTGCTCTTCCACGTCAGGACTGTGCCAGCACCATCATGCGGAGTTTCGAAGGGCATCTGCTAAGTCTCCTGCCAGAGGATTGAGAAAGATTGCGTCACCTGATAAACGGGCGGCAGGTCACCGCCGGCGAGTTGTACGAAGCCGTCAGACTCGGTTTCGAGGCTTACGTTCCGCACGCTTACGTAGTCTGTCACTTGCCCGCCCCATCCATCCAGAACTGAACGGATTCTGTCGGCGGCCTCGCGGGCCTCTTCGTATGTGGTCGAGAACACGTCCACCGCCAACTGCACAGACGTTGCACCTGTCGGGCCAGAGAGCCCTTGCGATCGGGTCACGCCAGTGCGGCGCCACGTAGCAAACGGCAGGGACGCAGACGCCGGTGCGATCACGGGCCAGATACGCTGGCCAAGAATCATGGCCACGGCGGGATCTGCAATCAATGTTCGAGCAGCTGCCTGCTCTGGCGACTTCAGCACGGCTAGCCTCCGGCCTGGATGGTGGCACCAGTCACGCTGCCGGTGCTGGTGTACGTGAGCGCCTCTAAGGCACGCTCAAGCGAGATTCGCAGTTCAGACGTGAGCCGCTGAGCCACCTTGCCCTGATATTCGTTCCAGGTCTTTCGTAGCGGCGGCTCCCCGCTGCCGCCAGGATTCATGGCAGGAATCACGATGGGCGTCTTGGACTTTCGAAAAAACGCTTTCGGGTAGGCAGGGTCTGTCTGCACTCGCCCGCCTGTTCCCTTGGCGATCTTGAACTGCCCCAACTCGCTGTATGACGAAGCGATGTAGGCATTCTGCCCAGAGACTTGGTGAGCCTTGATGCTGGCGACTTTGCCAGACTTCATCGTTCTCTGGTGAGCCTTCCGCTGGTAGGGCTTGTTTGAGAGCTTGGCCACCACTCGCTGATTGGTGCCGAACTCCAGCCACCACTGATGAAACGCACGGTCGGGGCCAGCCTGCACCGTGCCGCCAGCAGCACTGGTGGACTTCCCAAAGCCAGCACGGTTGTAGCCAATCAGGCCCACAGCCACGCCGCTGTTCTTGTACGGCACGATCTTCATATTCACGGCACGCTTGAGGTTGCCAGTGGGCCCCACTGGCGTGTTCTCTCGCAGCCGTCTCATCGCAGGAAAAAGCGCCTTATCAAGTGCGTCCGCCAGCGTAACGGCGAGCCCTGCGTTGTCGAAGACTTTGCCGAGCGACTCCTGCAGCCGCAGAAGCTCGGACGTGTCTAGCGAAAGGTTGACGCCAGCGACGGCCATCTAGGCGGCCTCCTGGCAGACGAGCTCGTGCTCACTACGGTTCCCGTGCTCGAGCAGGCTGACGATCTCCAGCGTGCGGCCACGCCACACAATCCGCATGGATTGCGTCAGCCCGTCGAGCCACCGCATGCGGACGCGGTGCGAAACCTCAATCTGCTGCTGCCCGTACTGCAGAAGCTCACGGGACGATACACCTTCCACGCTGGCCCAACGCTCAGCGAACGTGGCCCACGAGAGCACGGTTTCCCCGAGAGCGTTCCGAGACTCGGACGCCTGCTGTACCGTGACACGCTCGCGGAGGCTGCCGGCGTCAATCATGTGCCGTACAACACGATGGTGTAGGTGGCCGTGCCAGAAGGCGACCGGACCGTGAATGTACTAGCGGGATCTGCCCCTGTATAAACGCAGGCATCGTCGCCTGGAATAATCATCTGGCATTCCGGCCCGGTGAAACGCACCCCTCTGCCTGGCGTTGTAGCTTTCAGAACAATTTTGGTTATCGTCCCAAAGGACACAAGGGCTCCGCTCGCGTCTCGGTAAGTGCCCAACGGCTCGCCATTGTCAGACGATGCAAACGTTACGGCGCTAGTGCCGCACGTGCCGCTCACGATAGCCACCTTGCCGCTGGTGTAGGCCCGAGAGTCCTGCAGGCTCACCACCTTGAGCGATGCAGTGCCGTCCTTGTCGTGGAACAGCACGTCTACGTTGATTCGTCCTTCAAGGCTCATTGGTAGCTGCCCCAT